TAGACCCGGACGTAGACGACGATGTAGTTCCCACTGGTCTAGTGTGGTGTAAAGATAGATCAACATCGAAGGTCGAAGCCACATTGTTAGAGAAGAGTTCGTCTTTTGTTGATGACGAAGATTGGTACGATTCAGTACAGGCAATGAGGGAGGATAACGATGGGGACAGCTAGTATGTATGGTAATCAGGTGATGGATGTGGAGTTAGACTGCGAGTGGATGTCTATCTATGTAACCATTGAGTATTTTGTGCATGGTGATGAGGAGAATCTAGTTGAAATTGTATCGGTTAAATCGCGTGGAGTTGATATCACTAGCTGGGTCAATAGTAATTATATATATGATCTCATTGCTGATGAAATAAGTAACGCTGACTATCATTGGAGTGATCATGGAGATTGATATGGACAAAGAGCGCGTAAAACATTTTATTGCTACGATGCCTGAGTACTGGTATGCGTTAGCTATAATTGTTTTTTTTAGTGTTGGTTTTATAATAGGTGATTACATTAAATATGGAGGTACGCCGTGAGTATTGATGATGCAACCCCAGAGGAATGGGATAACATTAATAAACCAAAAACAATTTATGGGAAACTTTTTCATCCTCAAGATAATCATACAGCTAATCCTGTAACAAAGCCTGAGCATTATAATAAAGGTGGTGTTGAGGCTATTGATTATATTAAACAACAATTAGGTGATGGCTTTGCCGATTATTGTGCTGGAAATGTACATAAATATCTTCATCGTTTTCGCTATAAGAATGGTGTTGAGGATCTGCGAAAGGCTCGTGTCTATCTTGATTGGTTAATTGAGGATATATTAAATTGAAAAAACTTATTCAACGTCTTAAACAAGACAATCTTTTTTATTATTCTGAACTACATGGACGTAAACATTATGCTAATGTTATGAGAGCAGGTTTAGAATTAGCCGCTCACTACAATCTTAATCCAAAACTTTTTAAATACTTTGCGTACCTTCACGATTCTTGTAGACACAATGAAAATTACGATCCTAATCACGGGCCTCGTGCCTCAGAATATATTAATGAAATCAAAGACTTAATTGATCTTTGTACAGTTGAGCGTTGGCAGTTACAATCTGCCTGTGCGCTACATACTTCTGCAAAACCTTGGGATAATAAAAAATATACTCTCTTTGAAAAGTGTGCGTTCGATGCTGACCGCTCTGATATCGGCAGAGTTTGTTTAGAAGTCGATCCAAAATATTTATTTACTCAAAAAGGAAAGGAGCTTTTTATAGATGACAAACGAGAATACAACTATGACAAATGGGCTGGACTCTACGCCCAAGCATAACATAACCTTTGATGAATATCAACAAGCCGCATCATCTACAGCATTATACAAAGATAAGTTTTATCCGATTGCATCATTGATGGTGGAGTCAGCAGAACTATCTGACCTTTTTATAAAACCAATGCTAAGGGGAGATGCCCGAACAATCGAAAGACAAGATGTTATTTCTGAGGCAGGAGATGTTTTGTGGAATCTTGCCATGATATTAAAAGATCATGGGGTTGACTTCTCAGAAGTTGCCAAGTATAATCTATCTAAACTTCAAAGTCGTTCTGACCGTGGAGTTATTAAAGGATCTGGAGGTAATCGTTGAAAGTAATACAAGGTAATTTTAGTAAAGATAAGTCAAAGTCTTTAAATGAAAAACTTACGGAAGGTCTTACAAAGCTTGAAGATTCTTCTAATGAAGAAGCTTTAAGATATCCTTTCATTCTTATTGTTGATACAGGAGAAGAACTTAAAGTAGTATCTGATGTAGAAATGGAGAAGTTTAATTTACTATTGGATCTTGTTAAGATGACAATCCTTTCAGGAGATTATGAGTAATGGATGATGAAGTATTTAATATAGAAGATGCTGTGTGTAGGGCATTTGTTATGTCACTAGGTACTAGTCTACCATCCCCTAGCACAGTCCAGAATATGATTAGTTGGATAAAAATTCAGGCTCGTAAAGAGCAAGAACAATTATCTACTGATTATGTGTATAGTTGTATCCCTCGTTACATTAATTTTATGTTTAATAAATCTTAGGAGATTTAATTATGGCTCTTGTTGAAGGTGTTGCATACTGGGCGTCTATCACCACACCAAACACAACCTACACTCCGGTGTATACTGTGAATCTTGTGGTGACTGATGATGTCGCAAATGATTTTCGATCTCGCGGCTTCACAGTTAAAGATATGGAAGAAGGCCCAGCACTTCTTATCAAGCGAAAAGTAAATGGCCCCAACGGTATGGTGCGCTCTGCCCCTAAGCTGTTGGATAAAAACAAACAGCCTTTAAATGTTAGTGTCGGTAACGGCAGTAAGGTTAGGGTGCAGTACAAAGAGTGGGAGTCCACTTGGAATGGTACATTGTACAAAGGCTTAGATTTACAGGCGCTACAGGTAGTTGAACTTATAGAATACGCCAGCCCTGATGGTGCAGAGTTTGACATTGTTGATGGTGAAGAAGATGGAGATGAACTTTAGTGTATAGATATACTCACGAAGATAAAACTTATGACGTATCAAAGCTATCCCTTGAGGGGGTAGCTTGTTTTAAGTTACTGGCTGATGTGCAAGAGCGTATTGATAACTTTGGAAATGAAGTAACAATTGCTCAAGCTTCTGCTGTTGCACTACATCAAAAAATGCAAGAGTATTTAGAAGACTCTGCAATTGTTGAGGACAATGAAACGGAGGAATAAACATGGGCGAATTTGTGGAGTACCACAAGCCTTGTCCAAGTTGTGGAGGCAGTGATCCTGTCTCCATAAACTCAGATGGTTCTGCAAAATGTTTTAGTTGTGGAACCTTTTTTAAAGATTACGAATCTGCGATGGGAGGAAACGTGGCAGACTTTAATAGCTTTAAAAGATCAAACGATAATACTTCATTCACCAACAGCGTGTATCACGCACTCACCGATAGATCTATTTCTCTTGAGACTGCAAAGAAATTTGGTGTTCGTTCAGTCAAAGATGAGAAAGGTAATATCATTCAGCATCACTATCCGGTATATATAAACAATGAAGAAGTCGCTACAAAAGTTCGCAATCCGAATAAAGCATTTACTTGGTCAGGCTCACCCAAAGGAACTGGGCTTTTTGGTCAGCAAGTGGCACAGTCGGGCGGCAAATACATTACGATCACTGAAGGTGAATGTGATGCTATGGCGGCATACGAACTGCTTGGTAGTAAGTGGCCCGTCGTATCTGTTAAGAATGGAGCACAAGGCGCGGCAAGGGATGTTCAAGAAAATCTTGAGTTCCTTGAATCGTTTGATACGGTGGTTATTTCATTCGACAACGATAAGCCGGGACGAGAAGCCGCAAAGAAAGTGGCGCGTATTATCAAGCCCGGAAAAGCTAAGATACTCACACTACCTATTGAGTTCAAAGACCCTAACGAAATGCTCAAGCTGGGTCATCACAAGGCTTACGTTACTGCGTGGTGGGCTTCAAAACTTTACACGCCGTCTGGGATTCTAAACGTCAGTGAAGAACGTGAGAACTATAAGAAGCGTGAGCGTAAAGAGTCTATCCCCTATCCTTGGAGTGGTCTTAATGCAAAGCTTGATGGCTTGCGGCAAGGAGAATTAATCACGCTGACAGGCGGCACAGGCTTAGGTAAGTCTAGCGTTACTCGTGAGCTTGAACACTGGCTCATCACCAACACCAACGATAAGGTAGGCGTCATAGCTCTTGAAGAAGATTGGCGTCGAACTGTAGATGGTATTCTTTCTATTGAAGCTAATGCCAAACTACACATCGATAGTATTCGTGCTGAGTTCAGTGAAGAAGACCTAGATAATTTCTTTAATGTTTTATACGACGGTGAAAATAAGAACCGTGTATTTGTTCATGCCCACCTTGGGATGAATGATGTTGATAGTGTATTTTCTAAACTACGTTTTATGGCTATGGGGCTTGAATGTAAGTGGATAGTATTTGATCACTTACATATGTTATTGTCGATGACTACGGACGGTGATGAACGTCGCAATATAGATGCTATTATGCACAACTTCAGAACGCTGGTAGAAGAGACAGGAGTAGGTCTTATCCTTGTGTCACACCTCAGAAGAGTTGATGGTAATCGCGGTCACGAGAATGGTATTGAAACAGGACTCAATCATCTACGTGGCTCTCAGAGTATCGCCCAGCTATCTGACTGCGTGATTTCTCTTGAACGTAACCAACAAGCAGAAGATCCTATTGAAGCCAGCACAACAAAGGTAAGGGTCTTGAAGTCTAGATATACAGGAGATGTCGGCTTGGCTACCCATTTGTTTTATGACAAAGACAGTGGTAGACTCAGCGAGATCGCTATGGAAATAGAAGAACAGGATGAGCTTGAGTTATGAAGAGCATAGTATTTGATATTGAGGCTGACAGTCTAGAGCCTACAAAGATTTGGTGTATTGCCGCAGTTGATCCTGACTCTGGTGAAACTAAAACTTTTGGGCCTACTGAGATTGTTAATGGTCTTGCATTTCTTACGACTGCTGAGAAGCTGATAGGCCATAACATTATTGGTTATGATCTCCCAGCCATAAAGAAGATACATAACATAGACCTAACAGAAGGGCGAGCAATTGTTGATACCCTTGTTTTGTCCCGCTTGTTTAATCCTACACGAGAGGGCGGTCACAGCCTTGAGTCTTGGGGCTATCGCATCGGCTTACAGAAAATAGATCATACAGAGTTTGGTGAGTACACCCCTGAGATGTTGAACTACTGCCGCAATGATGCAGTTCTTAACGCTAAGATGTTTAACAATCTTAAAACAGAATCTCGTGGCTTCAGTCGCCAATCAGTTGTATTAGAACACGAGACATTAAAAATTATTGCAGACCAAAGAGAGCGTGGTTTTCTTCTTGATGTTAAATCTGCAAGCTTACTTGAGGCTGGATTAACTGATCGACTTAAAGAAGTAGAGCGTGAGGTTCAAAAGACTTTCAGACCTAAGCAACTCAAGACTGTTTTACTTCCTTTCTTTACAAAGACAGGTGCGCTTTCTAAGATGGGCCAGATAGAAGGCTCAACAAAGAAGAGCAGACTAACGCAAGAAGAGTATGAGGATGTTGCCACTAAGCGCAAAGCTATTCGCACTGAGGAAGTTCCCTTTAACTTGGGGTCACGTAAACAGATTGGTGAGTATCTAATTGACTTTGGCTGGAAGCCTAAGAAGTTCACACCCACTGGTCAGCCTATCGTCGATGAATCAACACTCAGTAAAATTAAAAATATACCTGAAGCTACCCTGATTGCTGAATACCTTCTCCTTCAGAAACGTATAGCACAGGTAGCCTCATGGCTAAAAGCAACCCATGAAGATGAGCGTGTACGCGGCTTTGTAAATCCTAATGGTACTATCACAGGCCGCATGACACACAACAGTCCTAATATGGCACAGGTTCCTAGTGTAGTAGCACCTTATGGTAAGGAGTGTCGAGCTTGTTGGACTGTAGCAGAGGGCTACAAGTTAATAGGTATTGATGCTAGTGGTCTTGAGTTGCGGATGCTTGCACACTATATGAAAGATGAGGACTTCAAAAATGAAATACTCCACGGAGACATACACTCAGCTAACCAAAAGCTTGCAGGACTTGAATCAAGAAATCAGGCGAAAACATTTATCTATGCACTCTTATACGGAGCAGGAGATGAGAAACTTGGTAGTGTGGTCAGAGGAAGTAAGCGCGATGGTGCGAAACTTAGAAAGCGTTTCTTCGATAATCTCCCTGCATTTAAACATCTTAAAGACGCAGTTGGACGAGCGGCTTCAAAAGGATTCTTAAAGGGATTGGATGGCCGCAAGCTTTATGTTCGCTCTGAACACGCCGCACTGAATACGTTATTACAAAGTGCAGGTGCTATCGTAATGAAACACGCTATGATAAACTTACACCGTGATATAAAACTTAATACTCTTGATGCACAC